GTCATGCCGCCGGCCTTGAACGACTCGCTCTCGATCACCGCCTGACCGAGCGTGCGCTCCGCGGCCGGCGCCTCCGGCGAGCCGCGACGCGAGAGCTTCTGCTCGACGTCGGTAAGCCGATCGCTCGCCTCCTGGAGCTTGGTCGCGGTCTCGCCGAACTTGAGCAGCGCCTCGTCGACCTTCTCCTTGGTCGCCTTGGTCAGGTCGCCGTTGGCCTTGACCTCGGCCGACGCCTTCTCGGCGAAGCCCTTCACCTCGCCGAGGATCCGGGACATCTCGCCCTGGACCTGCGCGAGGACGGGATCGGTGCCGCCGCCGCCCGCCTCCTTGCGGCCATACTCGCGGTGACCCGGCGCGAGCCGGGGGTTGTGCATGTTCATGGGCGTGAGTCCTCAGAACTGGGAAAGGGTGAAGCCGGACAGCGTGCTGTGCAGCGCCTTGACGGCCTCGGGTTCGTTCGCCTGGTCGCCCGCGGACTCACTCCGGAGCAGATGCGCAAGGCCGCGATTGGCGATTACGGCGGCCTTGGTCTTCGAGAAGCCTGCCTCGCGCAGGAACCGCTCGAACTCGTTGAGCGACGGCAGCTCGCCGTGCGCAATCTTGGATTTGACGGCGTCGATCCGCGCCTCGTCGTTCGCCGGGAACGTGACGAGGCTGATCTCGACGAGGTCGACCTTCTGCAGGGTGCGGATGCCGGTCTTCTCGTCATAGGACGACGCCCGGACATAGTAGCCGATGGACAGCCCCGAGACGGCGCCGGCCTTCATCAGCGCGTAGGACTCGGCGGCCTGCCGGACCGCATCCTTCAGAAGTGCGCCCTCAACGTAGAGGCCGGTCTCGTCCTCCTTCAGCGAGGAGTAGATCCCGATCGGCTGGTCGCTGCGGTGCTGCCAGAGCACTGGGACCGGCCGGCCCTTCTGCGCGATCTCGACGAGGCTGTCGGTGAACGCGCCGGGCGCGACGACCTCGCCGTAGCTGTCGACCGCGCCGAACACCGAGCCGTAGCCGGAGAAGGTGCCGTCGTCGTTGACGGCCTTCACCTCAAGGCCGAAGTCGCGGATCTTCAGGGAGGCCTTCTTGCGCTCCAGGCGCGCGGCCGTGCCGTGGGTTCGCATGGTCATTGCTCCTGGTGGGCTCCGTCCTCGCCCCCGATCGGCTTCTCGTTGGGCTGCACGGCGACCTTGCCCAGCATGTCGATGGGCAGCAGGTTGGACTGGACCGTGTAGGCTTCGCCGCCCTCGTAGGGCGGGAGGTTGTCGAGGCGGCGAGCCTCGTTGCGGTTCATCAGGCCGTTCTGGACGCGGCGGGCGAGAAGGTCGGTTCTCGTCTTACTGTCGGCGCGGAGCAGGCCCTCGATGTTGAACTCGGCGTAGTACCGGCCGCGCTCGCCCGGCATGAACAGGCGCAGCAGGATGGCGGCCTCGATCCGATTCAGCCAGTTGCGCAGGCCCGTCGACAGCCAGCCGAGGTTGATCTGCTCGACGCCGGAGCCCCACATCGTCTGGCCCTGCGCCGCGTGGCCGATGAGGATCGGCGGCACCATGAACCAGCGGCAGATCTCCTCGACGTGCCAGCGGCGGGTTTCAAGCAACTGCGCATCGTCGGGGTTGAGGCTGATCGGCGTGAACTTCATCCCGGCTTCCAGGACGAAGATCCCGCCGGCATTCTGCGAGCCGGCCAGAGGCGCGACGATGTTGTCGCGCAGGTCCTGACGCTGCTCCTTCTTCAGGACCTGGCTGACCTCCAGGACGCCGCTTGGGCGCACACCGTTCGCGAACAGCCGCCCAGCCGCCTCGTCGGCTGCGATCGATGCCCCGATCGTCTGCCGCGCGAAGGCGATGGGCGAGAGGCCGTTCCCGAAGCCGCGGACGTGGAAGACGTCGTCCTCGGACAGGATGCGGACCATCCGCGTGACCGGGTCGTCGTAGCGGTACTGCCACGACCCATCGTCGAGCCGCCGCGCCGTGGTCCGGTTGAACAGCATCGGGTGGATCGCGACGAGGCGCCCGTTGGCGCTCCGGATCTTCTCCCCGAAGGCATGCCCGTTCAGGCACAGCGAGATAATCAGGCCCTCGATGAACTCGACTGCGGTGTGCTCACCGTCGGGCGAAACCCGCAGCAGGGTCGACAGCGGGTGCGAGCGCGCCACGACGCGGCTGTCGTCGTCCTTGCGCTCGTAGACCACCAGCGGCAGCGTCGCGATCGTCTCCGCCAGCAGCCGGATGCAGGACCACACCGTGGCGACCTGCATCGCGGTCTCAGGCGTGACGACCTTGCCGGAGGCGCTGTCACCGTAACCGAGGAGACGCGACCACAGCGGCGCGTCGCGGCCGTCGACAACCGACAGCGCCCGCGATTTCGCCTGTAGGCCGACGAGGCGCCGGAGCGCGGTTCCGACGCTCATGCCTGATCACGCCCAGATCGGGTTCTTGAGGAAATCGTCCATGTCGATGCCCTTGGCCTCCGGGTTCATCGCCATCAGCGCCACCGCGTCGAAGGCCGCCATCAGCGGGTCGATCTTGGCCGTGCCCGCCGCCTGCTTCGTGATCGTCGTGGCGTTGCCGCGGGGCTCAACCTTCGCGTTGCCCACGCACCAGGCCATCATCGGCCGGCCACCGTGCCGGAGCGTGCCGTCGGCCAGCTTCCGCTCGGCCGTCTTGATCGCGCCCGAGAGCTTCCAGCCCTGCGAGATGCCGACGACGC